CGACGCAAACATGCGTGGGGCGGGCACTTAGGGAGCCTGCGGCAATCTCTAGCGGACGCGCTGGTCGCGCGGCGATGCCTAGTGATCGTCTCGCTTCGCGAGGCGTTCTTTGGAGCCACAAGTGGCTCCTGCGGCCCCCCATGGGGGGTCCGCGGTTCGACAGCCTGTTATTATAGGCTTTCAGATTTTTTCACCGAAACATTCTTGACCAAAACAGACTGGAGAGATATAATCAACACAGCCCTTAGGGATTGAAGTGACGCTACCTCCAAAGGTTTTGTCAGCAGAGAGAGAAGACAGCACAGTAATATACTCTTTACTCTCTACAACAATCCACCCTACAGTCTCCACAGAGACGGGCTCAAATTGAGACATGTCTCCCATGTCTACCCAGGTTTCATCGAGACCTTGGATGTCTTTCCAGACAACCTTAACAAGTCGATATTCGTCCATTAGTAGCCTGAAGACCCCTTCTTAATACGAAGATCCTCACGCTTCTTAGCAGCCTTTGCTGGCTTCCTACGACGATTCTTTCGGCGCTTGTTTCGAGCTTCTCGGCCAGTCTTCCTAACCGGGGTAGCGTCTCCACCACCCTCACCGCCGCCTTCGCCGCCACCTCCGCCACCTTCGCCACCGCGTCCTCTAGGCATTTTTAGTTCCTTTTTTTCTGTTAGTTTTACGAGAGACAATACGAAGGTTGCTTTTAGCGTTAGACCCTCCGTTATTCATAGATTTCTTGTGGTCTACTTCTCTTTTATCTCCTACCTTTAGACCCATCTTTCGTCTTGCCCTATTTGCTGCTGCCCTGTTTTTACGAGCCTTAGGCTTCCCGTGGAAGTCCCTATACTCTTTCTTGTAGTTTCGAGTGTGAGCTGGTTGGGGCATCTTAGAGGGTAGGGGGATGTAGTAGTAGGAAGGGCCTCCATGGTGGGGCCTTTAGTAAGCCTATTAGAACCAACTTAACGGCTTGGGTTTACGTCCCAAGACTCCAGAAGCAAACTTCTCAAGTTCATCTCTGAGAGCCTCGTCTTTTCTTCGAGAGATCTGATCGTCAGCATCCTGTGCCATTTGCTCTGCCCAGTAAGCTACCGCCATAGCCAGGACATCTAGACGGTCGTCGTGAGCCAGGGCTCCCCTGTGACGAGTCACACGGCTCATCTGGTAAATCAGTTGATACCGTAGTGCCTTTTCAGGGGGCAAGTGACGAGTAGAATCGTGGTCATTTTCAATGACTTTGCGGTCAATTACGAGCCTGTGGCTGTTCATCACAGGTTCTAGAGTGTCGCAAATCCGACGCTCCTTTTGCTGGCTGTGGCGTACTTCTTCGCAAGTGACCCGATGGATCTTTGCCAGGACAGGTTTCAGGAGTTGGGTGAACATCCCGTCTCCGAAGTTAGACTCAATCCTGATCAGGTTGACTTCTTGGTTCTTAGCGACCATCGCTAGACGCTTGAGCGTATCCTCAGAGTAACCTCCAGGGAAACCTCCCGCATCTGTGACAAACAAGAACCCGTTGAGCATCTTGACGACCGCATAGGAGGTCTCGTCGGCACCCCGTCCAGACGGGTCAATCGCCATCACTGAGCCCGTGTAGGGAGCCCAGGATCCATCACCCAGCGTCACAGGGCCGTAGAAGCGATCTCCGGGCATTCCGACGTTGGGCAGGTCCTGGATCATGTTCTCAGCCGAAGAGGCCCACACGGGCTTCTGGGGGCCTTCACGGGGATTCAGGGACATGATGACCAAGTCAGCCAGCTTGAGCGGGTATCGGTCGATATCATTCAGGCTCGGGTCCAGCATAAACTGGAGGGAAAACCCTGTTCGACCGTAAGACGCCTCACGCTCCAGCAGATCCTCTGCGTCAAACCTTTTGGGGTCTGTAGGCTGGGCTACTAGCTCTTCGTCATCCAGGACTTCCCTAGCGATCTTCGGAGCTAGTTGATCTCCATATCGAGGCAACTGAGTCTTCTTAGGATACCGGGCAGGCCAGATCCGTGTCTTGAACCCACGCTCTGGGAGAGCCGCGTAGATGGACCCTTCTGTCTGGGGCGTCCCCAAGAACAGGATGGCCCCGTCCGGCTTGAGCACCGCGTCGAACTCCTTGATCGCCTCAGACAGCTTGTCGCGCATCGTCTGGGTCTGGGAGTTGTTCATGGACTCCACGTCGTCTGCGATGATCAGGTCTGCACGGGCACCCGTGATCTGCGACGTAATGCCCTTGGACACCACAGAGGGAGCGTGGGAGGCCGGAGCAGGACCAACATCAAAGGCAACCTTACTGTTGCGCTGGTTCTCCGTAGGAATCAAGTGCCTCAATAGAGGCATATCTGTGACTAGACGGAGGGTAAAAGTGCTGAAGTCGTCTGCCCGCTGCTTCGACGCAGACACCACTAGGATGTTCTTTGTCGGGTCTAGCAGCAGTTGGTGAACTACGAACGCTGAGGTAATCCAAGACTTCCCGACACCACGAAATGCCTGCACCACCCTACGCTTTGGGCCGTGCTGGATGTATTCAGCGATGTCGTATTGGATGGGAGTAGGGTCTGGGAGGTTGAGGTGGCTCCAGACCAAATACAGGAAGTTCCTGAAGTCCCTCAGTTGTTCGTCTACCATTTCGTGCGATTAGCCCAGTATGCCGCAGACATCTTACCCTTAGCGATGTTGCGACGGTGCCGTGCCTTGAAGCTAGCCCGCTTCTTTCGCATTCGCTCGCCTTCACCCTTTTTCGGCTTGCCCGCAGTCTTGGCCCCTTGCTCGCCGAAGCGGATCGTCTTGACCTTGCTGCCTTCCTTGGCAACGACGATGTGGGACTTCTTGGGGTGGTTAGGGGTTCGCTTGGGCTTGTTGTAACCAGACACGCCAGCCCTAGCGAGTCGGGGATCCTTTTTGCGGATCGAAAGCTTCTTGCGGGACTTAGCCATTTTTTAAAGTAGCTCGGTTAGTAGAAGAGTTGTATTTATAGTCGCTAGGCTTTCGCCCAGATTCCTTTGCGGCTCGACTTTTAGCTCGGCCAGCAGCGCCCATCTTTGACCGCTTTTTGCCTTTTGCAGTAGCCTCATCCTTGCCCTTTTTAAGGTTTCCGCTCTGCTGAAGACGCTTTCGAGCGACTGCATTCGCCATTCCTACAGACATTCCTTTAGCTTTAAGCTGTTCAACGAGACGTTTAAGAATTGGAATAGCAAGTTTTTTGCGGGACTTAGCCATTAGCAACCTTTTTCATGTCTACGTTAAAGGGGAGAGTCTTAGCAAGATCCGCCAAAGGCTCGCTTTGGTCAAGACCAGCGTCGATACCATTGTCCTTGAGGAACCCTCGGGCGACGTTCAAATCTGCCGAAGTCGCATCTCCCGCCATCACGCGGCGGAGAAGTTCTTCGGCTACAGCCGAGTGAAGATCGCTTAGTGTTTTGTCGTCCATAGAACATTAGTTAAAAAGAAACTTACATACGATAGAAGCCCCACTACCAGCAGCAGCGGCGATACCAAGAAACCAAGACTTAGACTGCTCTAGTTGCCTAATTCGTTTGTCGTGAGCGTTTAGTTTTTCTCCTTGAGCAGCTTGTCCCTGTATCAAAGCATCCACTTTACCTTCTAGCCTTCCTAAGGCGAGCATGAGATCAGCGTCCATTACGTGTCACCAATGCGTGTAAAAGTAAAGTGAGTCTGGTTAGCACTAGAACTACCCATAAGAGCATTTCCGTCGTTGCTCTGGGCTACGGAAAAACGAACCTTTACAGACGAGGTAGAGGTCACGTCTACTAATGCAGAAAGAAAAATGTTTCCGAAGTCTACCGTAGGCAGTCCGCTTTCCAGTCCTTGAGCAGCCGCTGCAAACGTAGGCGTCTCAATATCGGCGTTTGTGGAAACGTCGATTGAAACGGTGCAGTTGCCAGTTCCTGCTGTTGCAGCAGCCTGAAACACCGCCTCTACCTTGTAAATGCCAGTCTTAGGAAACGTGAAGACGCCGCTAGACTGAGACATCGTGTCGCCGCCTAGCTTAGCAGAGCGATTCAAGTTAGAAGAAATAGGAGCCGCATCGCCCGTCAAGTTTGACGTAAGGCGCCACTGATCAATGATTGGATTAAAGTATACTGAAGGAATAGCTCCCTGAGCGTTTAGCTGAACTACCTTTCCAGAGTCAGCAGAATTTAGTGAAGTCCCATCATTAGTAGATGAGGTAGCAACTTCTTTTAGAAGTTCTGTAGTTACTCTAGTAGTCATTATTCAACCCGTGTAAGTCTAAGAATTTGATTAGAAACTGCGAAGCTTCTGTCGTCCGCGCCAAATGTTTCTGATAAAACGATTCTAAATTTATAATCAGAGTTGTTAATACCACCTACGGTAGTTCCGCTGCTGTTAGCAGTATCTGTGGCTAACCTTCCTCCTACTGTAAAGACAATTCGGAGCATTCCAGTAGAAACCGAAGCGTCATTAACTGCCGATATCGTACTAATAGAATCTGTTGCATCTGGAATCGTATTCCAAGTATCTGTTCCATTACCGCTGCCATCAGTGGCTCCACTAGGAGGGCTTGAATTAATAATGTGCTGAGCCTGCACAGCAGCTCCGGCCCGATCTTCATCGTCAGTATTCGTGACTCGACAAGAGTAATCTACTAGCCAAATACCTTTTGTAATGCCAATATAATCTTCAGTTCCGTTAACAGTAAAACCTGAGTTTGGCCTAAAAAGATGGTCAGTACCTGAGATTTGGACTAAAACTCTGCTGTTATTTGAAACAGATGTGTCGGCTGCGTGTTGCAAAAGATGACCGACAAAAGCATTAGTATTAACGTAGTCAAAAACTTGCTTTTTGCAGACTGCGTAGGCGTCCCCAACATCTGAGCTGTCTAAAGCAACACTGCTAGCTCCTGTGGCAAACTCTGAAAGAAGAAGAGGAGCCGGGTCGATGTTGTTTCCAGCAGTTCCGCCCTGTCCAGACGGAATTTTAAAGCCTCTTAGAACAACACCGTTGTTCTGCCATCTTAGGCCAGGACCGAGTTGAGGTGAATTTCCATCGCCATTAAACCGAATCGATCCAGGCCCACCATTACCGTTCAGACCATTGCCGCCATGACCAATAGTTACGCGACCGTTGCTGTCAATCGCAATAGCTCCAGGCGTAGTCGTAGTCCTGATGCCAACAGTGCCGTCATCCGAAACAAGCTCAGCAGTACCCGGTTTGAATTGAATGTTGCCAGCTTGGGTAATCTTATCAGAGCTAATCTCTAGGTGATTGCTTCCTGTAAATCCGATCGTCTTGCCGTCAGTAACGGTTACGTTATCTTGCAAGGCTGTCGTGCCTTGAATCGTAGCATTTCCGCTAGCAGTAAAGCCAACAACTGTAGCGTCTCCTGAAATCTCAAGGGCTCCGCCGTAAGTAACCTTGAAGGGAGTCAAAAGAGACCCGTTAGAGGCCCAGTCGTAGACGCGAACAGCTACATCGCTAGATGCAGGTGCTTGGCCCTGGACCTCAATGATCCCGTTATTGCTTGAAGTATAGAGCTTTACTCCATGCTTGTCAGGGGTTCCGCTTCCAACTGTATCAATGGCTCCTACTTGAATCTTAGTAGTAGACATCGAACTGCGTCCCACAGCTTCTGTGTCACCAGGGCCGACAATAACTTGACCTGTAGGATCAACACGGAACAACTCAGTTGCAGAGGGATCCTGTGCATTGATTACATCGCCTTGCTGGCTGTTCAGAATATCAATGCTCAACGAGTGACTAGTTGCGCTTGATGCATTGCCAGCCTTGTATGGAGCAGTGATAATGTTGCGGCTTGTGCCGAAGTTCCTGACAGTTATCGTTGTGGATGGATCCAGGGAGGCTGCTCCAATCAACCTAAGTTCAAACTCTCCTGCGGACTCAGTAACCGTGTAGTCAGTGGTCGGGATTTGCAGCACGCCTTGAATCTCAATCAAGAACATGTTGTCAACCGCAGTAGCAGGCGTTGGGTTGACTAGCGTATACAGCAAGTCACTGCTTGAGGTTGTAAAAATGCCGGCTGTCAGCGACCACCCCTGCGGCTCTTCTGCTCCGTTGTAAAGAGCAAGATTAGTGACGTAGGACAGCGTGACTGCATCAGCGTCGTTGATTGGCGATCCAAGGTTCTTGATCCGACGATTGCCTGCGTTGTAGGTGTTGTCGGTCTCAATCGGCAGCGCACCCCCACCAGTATCAATAGACTCCTGGACGCTATACAGCAGTTGGTTGGTCTGCGTATTGAGGTCGCTAGCCTTGAGAACGGAGCCGTCTGAGAATACGCGGGCTGCTTCGTCAATGCTAGTTGATCGACCAATGCGAACTTCGTCGGTTGCTGTGAGATCTACCCCTCCTGCTGCTGCTGTCTTAATGACAACCTCAAGAGATGGAGATGTAGTGACCGTAAACTGAGAAGAGGTAAGCGTGGTGATTGCCCCACTCAATCCGGTCACAGTCACGTAGATGTCGTTGACATTTACAAACTGTAATCCAGTAGGGGCAAACGTGCCTGAAATCTGAGTAGCGTTAAGATCTCCGGCAGTCCCGAAGTCAACGTATGAGTAAGGTGAGGGCATAGTTATCGGTTAGATTCGGGAGCGTTAGAAATAAGTTGTTTGTTAATTAGCTGATCAAGAGCCGGAATTTTTGCTAACCAGACTAGACCTTGAAGGTGCTGCCAGTCTCTTTGGGTAAGTTCTTTATCTCTAAAGACGGCTCCCATAGTTGCGTTAAGAACATCTTTAATTTTGTTGTAGTTGCTAGCAATAGTAGCCCCTTCAAAGAAATCTACTGCTTGACCTGTTGTTCTTCCTGATGAGTCAAAGACACCTTCTCCGGTTGTTTGTTTAGCGGCTAAGTCAATTAAAGCAGGGAAAATAGTAGAATACCCGCTTCGCATAATAGCAGAGCGAATAAGTTTATCGGTGTCGCCTGTCTTTTCGTTCCAGTATTCTTCTGGATCTTCTTGTCCCAAAGATCTGTAGTAGGTCTGCATTAAATACCCTAGTGTAGCTAGACCGGCTCCCCCAACAACGTTACCTAGTTCGTAGGCATCGCCGCGTGCTAGACCAGCCGCTAACTGTTTTGATTTGGCGACAATAGCAAAGACACGGAATTGACTGAACAGCTTGCCTACTTCGGTGTTCATCCAGGCAGGCATCTCAGAAAATGTTTGTCGTTGGACCATGCTGTCTGTGCTGCGACGCAGAGCCATGACAAACTTGTCTACTATTCCTTGATCATCTACCTTGGAAAAGTCAAAGCTTTTAACGATGTAGCTGCCGAACATTCCACGTTCGTATTTTACATAATCAGTGTTCTTTAGGATTTTAGCAATCCGATTGACGTCATCTTCGTTCATCCCTAGTTGAGCGAAACGCTCTTTGGAGTTTCTCCACCAGCTTTTCTTTAGAGCAATCCGACCATCCTTTCCGACACTGTAGGCCGTATTCATGAAATGCTGGAAAGAAGCTCGGGAAGCCCACCGACGCATCATGGTATCCATCGGCATGACGCCGAGAGGGTTGAGCACGGAAACTAATCGACCTGCATCTAAAACCTTTCCAATTTTAGTGTTTACAAATTCCGTGTCATCAAAACCGATGTCATCCATTCGGCGCATGAAGTGGTCCCCTCGACTGAAGTCACCACCAATGCCAGTAAATGCCTCAAGACATGCTGAAAGCTCGTCAACTTCACTTCTTAGTCGGTTTCTTTTGAAACCCATTCCGAAAGTTGAAACAACATCTCTGAGGTTAAGCTGCTGCCACGCAGCCCGGAAACCTGATCGGAAAACAATGTTTGCAATTTCAGGAATCTGAGCAAAGCCCATTGTCATTCCTAGAGTAGCTTGAGCAAACATGTTGTTTGCCTGGGCAATCTTCATTACTGTTTTGTTGTAGACTTGCTGTCCGGTGATCGTTTTGTATCCCACCTCCAGCATTCTCTCAAACATTGCAATTTCTGAATCCGAGTCTCCGGCATCTTGGGCTGACTCGCGGATAAGGGCTTTTACGTCAACAATTGTTTTACTGGCATCCCCGTCAAACAATTGAGCAATGCCCTTTCTAGCAGCAACAGCGCCGATTGACTGGTGTGCATATCGACGAGTTAGCAGACTAATGTCCATATCCAGCAAGTCGTCAAGGTTGACCTGCACCCCATCAATAGTCTGCTCAAACAGTTCGTCTAGTTTGATTCGTCTGCGACCGAAAGACAGGTTGGGTGAGTCGGTATGGTTTCGCCCGATAATGTTGATTAGATCGTCAGCCAGACCAACAATACCGCCTGCTTCAGAAAGCGCGTCATCTTGAATATCTCCTAGCTCTTCGACTAACTGAGTCTTTAGTTTGTCTAGAGTAGTTACAGAGTTATTTAAATGCCTTTTTGCTTCTGGGTTGTTGAGGTATTCAACAATTCTTTTAGATACAGCAATGGCCTGTTTTTCGGTAAGCTTTTCGTTTTTTCTTTTAATAGCCTCGGCTAAGAAATTAGTAATCTTATCCCGGCCTTTTTTACCGCCTCCTAACTGCTCTACTTTAGCCCGGAACTTTGCCGGGTTCCAAGATCGAGCAAAGTAAGAAGGATCGTCAGGAATCTCATCTACAGGGAGTCCCTCATCTGCGGCGAACTTTTTAAGTTTCTTAAAGAAATCTCTTAGAGCCGCAACCGCAATACCTTCAGGACCGTCAAAGTCTTTTCCGCTGCGGACCATTCTAATTAGGTCGCGGTCTAAAAGTTTTCTGCCTTGCTTTCTTGCTGCTTCTCCTGCTACTGCCAGCTTTTGACTAAGTTCTTGCGTGACACGTTCAAAGTTAAGTCTAGCAATTGCCATGACGCTTGACTGACCGTGTCCTCTAGGGTCGTCAAAGAAAATAGCTGCTGCTAACCTGACTTTGTCAGATGCGCTGTTTAAGAATCTGTAGACAACAGGAGTAAAGGCATTAAAGAAGAAATTGCCAACATAAGGAATAAGGCTTAGACCTGGAACCTTTCCCATTCGGTCTACCTTCCTTGCAATCCAATCTCGGAAACCGCTACCCCGGTCACCGTTTGCAGCAAGCGTCCCTCCCCTAGCAGGAGTGTCATACTTTTGAGGGGTTCTCATAAAGATGTCTACGGCTTCTGCATCGTCGCTGTCGCCTACTGCAACTGGATTGTTCTTGTCGTCAGTTACAATAGACTCTTCTACATCCTCAGGGTTTTTCTGCGTAAGATCGTCAACATCGTCGGGGTCAATATCAGGATCGTCTTTCTTTAAATTCGATCCCTTGTATTCAGTTTCTTCTGGGCTCCCAGACTTAAGGCTAGGTTTTTCTCCTAGAAGATCGGCATCAACTTTGAAATCAATATTACGCCGTTCGCCAAACAGTGAGTCTCCCCTGTTAGGAACAAAAACGCTTCCGTCTTTACGAACACGCCGAGCAGACTCTAGTTCCATTTCGGAAAGATCTGCAACGTAAGTACTTCTCTTAGACTCAGGAAGTTTATTGATATCGTCCTTGACCTTTTTAGCAAAGTCCTTGGACAACTTTTCTGGATTTTCGACCCCGCGTTCTTTCAAGTAAGAAATAATTTTAGTTCTAACTTCTTTTGCGTTTTTACCCTTTGTAGTTGCGAGCTTCCATAGCATTTGCTCGGCATTGCCTGCCAGCCCATACCGAACACCCTTAAGAACAAGTCCCGTAGAGAATTTTATACCCTTGGGCTTGCCCACTTCTCCGATAACAGCGTAGCCCCTTTTGGCAGCTTTTATTGCTGCGGAAATAGTAGCTCTTTTGAGAATGTCGGCAGGTCCAGCAATAATCTTAGGGCTGACCCCAAGAACCCTGGCGTAACGTCGCCGTGCTGCGTCGCCATTGTTTTGACGACCGAGTTGAGCCCACTTTCTTTCTACCTGGGCTTTTACTGCTTTGTTGGCTTTGGTTTGACGCCCAATTCTTTCGAGCATCTTTCTTGCGATTACAAGATCTCGAAGTTTTTGTTCATCAACAAATCTAGTCTTTGAAACCTTAGTATACTTAATGGGCCTTGTTTGCCTTGGAACAAGATTCGGTCCAGCAGTGGTCGCTCCAGAAGATCCCTTTGGGCCTGGAAGCGGGACGCCGCTTGCTGGAGACGACAAGTTAACTCCCTTTCCAAAAGCCCGATCTAAATCAGCTTGGATCTTTTCTGCTGCCTTAATCCTGCGATTATAATCTCTCCGAAGCATTTCTTTATCAGCTTTGCTTCGAGCTTTAGCCAGCTTTTCTGTATATTCTTTTTCTAGCTGCTTTTTAGCTTCGTCCCCAACCAGAGCTTTTCTTCGAGCCCTGTAGTCTCTACGCTTTCCAACAAGCTTTTTTGCCTCTTCGTAATACTCAGAAAGAAGCTCTAGTCGTATTTCGCGGTCGTTGCTGATTCTTTCTTGTTTAAGAGGTAGGAAGGGGTCATTTCCGGTTCTTTTAAGCTCGTCAATGACTTCAACAACGACTTCTGGGTCTTTTTCAACTCGCCGCATGACGTTGAGAATTTTGACCTGATCAAAGTCAGCTTCAGAATCTCCTTCAAGCAACTTCTTGACACCGTCGGTTCGGAGGCCCGCGGTATCTACTTCTAGAGGCGGCTCATCGTCGTCTAGCTGCTTAGCCAGCTTAGTCAGTTCTTCATCTGCTTCCTTCTTAGCCTTGCCTCTGACCCTTCTTTCGTAGAGGCCGGGAACTTGCATGTCTTGGGGAACAGGCTTTGTCTCTCTAGCTCGGGGGGTAGCTTCAGGATTCGACATCCTTTTCAGAGAGTATTTAATAGGCTCGTCCTGCTGAGTCAGAGCTTCCTCAATATCCTTAACCCGATTAGGGACCCTTCTGACTACGGCTTCTACAGATTTTCCTGTAACAGGATCAACAACAGTAGTTGTCTCGAAGAATCGTTCACTGATGTCAATCCCATACTTCTTTGCTTCTTTTCGGAGCGTAGCTAGATCCATCTCCATAACCTCTTCAGTGGGGTCGTCTCCCACAAAGCGTCGAACACGAATTCTAGACTTAACGAGATTATTTAGAGCATCAGCCGTAGCTGTGTCGCCAGCTTTTGCAGCAGCGTCGGCAGCTTGCTGAATTTTAGCTGTATCTACAAGTTCTCTTAACGGGCCGACAAACGACTCTGGAAAGAGAGCCCCGAAGCCTGCTCCCATTGTCACGGACGCTCCTAAACCAATCAAAAGATCAGTAGTAGTCATCGTCTTGTCGGTCGCATAACGAATACCTTCTAGAGGAACGTCAAGAGCTAGCGAAGACCCAGCAGCCTTGAGAATAGCCCTGGCTCTAGTAGCCCGTGCTGCCGTGTTTGCGAGATTCGTTGTTGTTGAAGCGACGGCAGAGGGTGCTCCGGCTCCTGCCGTAGCCGCACTAATCAGCGCTGCAAGCACAGCAGCTTCTCCTCCAGAAGCAACCATAGTTAGTGCTAACCCAGTAGCAAACCCACTGGCTCCTCCTGAGTAAAGCTCTTCACGGCGTTTCTGAGTCAATCGAGCGTTGTCTAATTCATACAGAAACTCTTCAAGAGAGTTCGTTTCATTCGCAATTCGATTGACAACTTCAGGATCAAGTCCCTTGCCAAACTTTCCTTTATCCTCATCACTGGGGTAGTAGTTAGTGTCGGGGAACGACGGATCTCCCAGATCACTGATAAGCTGGCCGGTAACTGTTTCTTCAGCTAAGGCATTATAGAATTTTCCGAAAAACCCTATATTCTCATCTACCGCATATCTAATTTCGTTTTCTGCCTCTCGGACATTGACTTGCTCAAAAGGTTTGGGAGCAAAATCTACGTTTCTAAGAGACAGCCGCAAAGCGTCTTGCCATTTTTCTTGTTCAGAAATAGGCTCAGAACCGGGAAGGCTAAATGAACTCATTTAAAAACCTCTTTTCCTATTGTCCCATGCTGGCTTCAAATCTGTCGCCGTAGCCAGATCCTTTAAATGAAAACTCAGACCTTACTCTTTTGTCTTTAGGAGTATTTTCAAACGCACGGGCAAGAGCGACTATCTCCTCAGTTGAATAAGTATGGTCGTTGGTGTTGTCACGGTCTACAATACTTAAAACCGATGAGTTAAAACGCTTTACCTTTACAACAAAGCGATTCATTGCAGATTTTGTCCCACCCTCGATTAGCCCAGGAACTGGGACAATAACAAAACTGTCTCTTTGATTTGCGTTTGCGTTGTTTAAAATTTCTTGGTAAATATCAGAAGCAACGCCTTTCTCTCCTACAATAGCAGTTCCCATTCTAACTGCTTTAGTAGCTTTGCGAAGAAGTTCAACACCGCTAAAGTTACCCGGATCTTGCCTCAATACATCTACTTCAAAGTCAACAGTAGACTCATACACGGGGAAGGGGTTATCAGGAACTTTTGTAGCCCGACCGGATCCTATTCTTCGACTAAGTTCATTCATAGGAAGAGGCTGCAAACCCTCGCTAACACGGAGTTTGTTTTCTGCATTAAAAAGTTTTGAAGAGTAGTCAAGAAACTCTTTAGTAAGCTTTGCTTCAAACTTTCCTAGCTTAGCAGGGGTGACAGCTTGGTAATCTACTACATAACGCTTTTTAGTAGGATCGCCCAAAAGTCTAGGAAGCTTAAACTCATTGACCTTGTTTGTTTCGATGAGTCCCGCCTTTTCTAGGGCTTGCATATGACGCTTGAAACGCATCCCTGACGGGTCTTCAAACCCTAACTCACGCCAAGCATTGGGAGGGATTGTGTCTACAGGAACTGTCTTAGATCCAGTTCGGAATCCAAATGCGTCTGTTGTCCTGACTGTTTTAGTCTTTGAACCAAGAGAAAGTTTGTGAAGATACATTAACAGCCTCTTCTGCTCGACGCCGTCTTTGTAGTTTCCTGATTTTGTTAAATTTTCTACTCGATCAAGATATTCGTTCTGTTTATCGAAAAACTTTGCTTCGCTAGAATCAGGAAGGAGTCCGTCAGTTCTCCTAATATTTGGGCTTACAAAATTTCCCTTTCCGTCAGTCAGGAACGGCTCCAAATAAGAAGCATCTACTTCACCACGTCGGAGTTTGTCTTGTAGCTCACTTAGACGCTCTCCGTAAGAAGCAGGTTCAGGAGGAGTAAATTGCTGGAACGACACCCTGACACCTGCCGATTTGCTCAAAATTTCATAGTAGTTCTTTAGGTTTTCTTCGTGCTCTTTTCTTTTTTTCTGTTGTTCCTTTCTAGCTTGTTTTTCTTCTGTCGTAGGAGGAATCCAATTAGGATTCTTCTGCATTAAAGGCGAGTCGCCAGTAGAAGTAGTTCGGGTAAGCAGTTCTGCGGGAAAGAACGAACCTTCAACTTCAACTAAGTCTTCTTGAAGAGCTGCCATCGCCATGTTGACGGCTTCTTTAGGTTCCACGCCACCTACAGCATAAAAGATCCTAGCAAGTTGGATTACTTGAAAACGAGGCTGGGCTCTTCCCCCAAAAGAGGCTCCTAAAACGGAACTAAGCTTTGCTATATTTTCTGGTTTAGAAATTTGGTTTTCAATCTCGTCCTGCACTGTAGACGAAGATCCGCCAAACGAATCGCCAAGCTTAGCGTCAATTATTTCTTTGCTAAAAGAGCCATCTCTAATTTTTCCGAAAAGAGTATTAATATTCTTAAGACTTGGATCCTGATCTTGCTCGTTAAGATTAAGGACAATCTGCAACAGTCTAAGATTATCGGACCCTAAAACATCTTTAGCAAGATTTGGGTTAGAGTCTTTATTGCCCCTTAGAGCACGATATACCTCAAGAGCCGCTTTAAGGTTCTCTACTCCTTCTTCTACATTAGAGCCGTAATCTCCCGTCAGCAGTCTTTCTACTTCTGTCTTTATTGAACTCGCGTTAGCATTTAGATTCCTGATTGACAGGGCTCGGGCAATGAGTTCTTTATTCGCAGGAGAGAAATTTTCGTACAGTTTATTCTTCTTGACCTGCGCTAAAGTCAGCACCATGTCCTTAGATACTGCGATTCTCATTGACTCTTCAGCAATCTTTTGAAGGTCAATAATTGCTGTTTTTTCGCCAGATGAGATCTTAAGGCTATTGCCTTCAACCCTAGCATTAAGAGATCTAAGGATCTGATAAATACCTAAATCTTCTTGGCTAGGGGTGCCTTTAAGATTTAGAATTTCCCTGAGTTTTTGAGATCCTCCGTCAACAAGACGTTCTACGTTAAATCCTTCTTGCTGAATTTGCTGCGTAAAACTATCTAAAAATTGTCCGTTAAGAAAATTAACGTTTGCGTTAAAAACTTCCGCTACTTGTTGTTTATCTAAGTTGTCCTGAATTTTACGGATCTCAGGCAGAATCTCGTTGTCGAACTTAACTTTGATTTCCCCAGAAAGAAACGCCGATCTGGGAAGCGTCCCTTCAGGACCTGTCTGTATTAGTTCTATAACCTCTAATAAATCATCGATCTCGTCCGAAGATTCTCTAGTCTTGATAAAACTAAGGAATGCGTTTGCAACAGTCTGCTTAGCCTGAGACGCGCTAGAGAGACTATCTCTTCGCTGAACGTCGAGAAGAGATGTAATCCCATCGGCGATAACAGATGCATTAAGTTTCTCATCTTCTAGCATTGAAGACAAAGCTTCATGCACATCGACTTCAAGGTTGGTTTGTTCTGTAGTAAGCTGCTGCTTTTTAAGAAACCTGCTGTGAAGAACGACCAGCCGATCGCTTTTTGTATTCCTGGCCTGTAGATACGCATCCGAAAACGCATCTTTATCGGGGATCCAATCAGGAAGAGAGGATATTGTGTCTTCAGTTTTTCCTGAATACCACTTAGTAAACCAATTCGGATTCTTAGTTTCGTCATCCGCTTTTTGGTGATGACGGTCTAGCGCATCCTGATCTCTTAAAAAATCTTTTTCTGCAAACCTTTTTGCAAGAGCGATTGAGAAAAATTCTGCATAACCAGGGTGCTCTGCGATAGAAATCTCATCAGCGTCTAGAAGCTTGTCAAACTGACCCTTTAGCTCTCTAATTGTGTTAACACCAGTGAGGTCTACAAGGTTGGCAATCTTTGTGCCTAACTTTCGAGCCTCTTCTTCTAGGCGGGATGCTTCACGCTCAGCGTCTAAACGATCGCGCCTGCTCAAAGCCTCAGCCTCTTTCCTAAGGCGATCCGCCCTGTCTAGCTTAGCCTGACGCTCAGCTTCTAACCTCCTCTGCTCTTGATCCTCCCTTCGTTCAAACTGTTTTTGGGCCGTACCTAGATCGGCAAGAGACCTAGAAAACTGTCCCAGGGATGAAGCCAGATTTTGAAGATCTAGCGCATCCTGATTGCTTACTGGCGTGGGCGCAATCGGCGCTACAGGCGCTTGCGGCATTCCAGCAGAGCCAGGAGTGACAGAAGTATCTACAGGTCTTGCTACTACCTGCGTAAACGGAGTAGGCTCGTTAGGCCGTCGTCTTGTAGCCATTATGCGAAACCTCCGCCAGAGCCAATCGGGTTAAAGCCGGGAGGCGACACGCTTGGTGTTGGGTTGAAAGTAGAAGGAGTAGGGTCTTTTAGTCTGTAAGAGTTTGCGGCGGCACCTAGAGCACCGCTAAGACCTTGAAACAAGTAAGGCAACATACTGGGCGATTGGACCTGAGCCACGGGCTGTGCAGGATCAATTGGAGCCATGGGAGCCGGAAGAGCAGCGTTGACTCGGCTCTGAGCTTGTGCCTGCATTGACAGCATATCCCTCGCACTTTGCCTAAACTGAGCGTCTAGGTTTCTGTATGCGGTTTGTTTCTGCCGAGCAATGGCTAGTTCATATTGCTGTTGAGCTAGACGGAACGAGTTTCCGCCTCCAGTGCCCGCTCGCTGAGCGCGTAGCTGAGACAAGCCTTGTTGGTTTGAAGTGTCGTAAGCAGCCGTTTGCTCCATGGACTGCCTCCTCTGTTGGTCAAGCCTTTCAAGCATTGCAGCAAACTGACCCGTCAAGCTTTTTTGAGTAGACGAAGCAAATTGATTATACCTTTCTTCCTGCCACTTGCCTAGCTCTTGCTGATATTCAACTGCTTGGTTGTATCTTTCATTATTGTAAATGGCTTGTCTACGAGCATTTTCAGCGGCATTTTCAGCGCCTTGCCTAGCCGCTCGGCCCGAACTTACAGCCCCTCCGACTGCCGCGATTCCCGAAGCAATACTTACAGGCTCACACATTACTTAACCTCGCAAACTCGTAAAAGGGTAGTTGTTTAGGTCCGTGACTTACTTTTCTAATAAAAGAAAATCCAAGCCAACGAAGCCATTTGATATGAACTGTATTTTCTGCATGAACCAGATTACATACCATATCGTAAGGCTCTAATAAGAAAGGTAAAAAACGTCGAGACCACCTTAAAAAGGCGATCGGGTTTGTGTCAATAGCATCTGTGCCGAGCAGCCATATTGCGCCGACATTGTCAAACATCGTAGTTACTCCGAACATTGCCCAGACATCCTCTGGGCTTCCAAATGCAAAACAGGTGTCTGATGACTCGTAACTAAGTCTGAGAGCTTCTTCTGGCTGGTAGCCCCCAGACGCCTCGACTTCTTTTTTGTCAGCTTCGCGCAACCGGGTAGACATGCTGTCAAGGTCTTGCTCAGTCGCCAGACGCACCCAACTCACTGACGCTGACTCCTGTCAGTATACTGAGCCTCAAACTGAAGAGATTGAATGTTGCTAGGGAACGGAGAGTCGTTCTCAATCTCAATCTTTACTGCATCAGACTCGGCGAACACAGGAAAGCGGAACTTGCCGTCAGCCTTGGGCAGTTGACCTAGGAAGCCACCAGTAGACAGGAAGCGCCCGCTGAACGGATACTCGACGGATGTCCCATCGGCGTCCGCCACCTCAGGAGTAATCTTTACTTTAAAGAAGGCAGTATCGTCATACACGACTGTCATATAGCGAATCTGATGTCTTCCGGTAGCAACTAATTCTATGCTGCCTGCCTCTGAACGAGACCGCTTAAGCATGGGCTTAGTAATCTCATACCGCATCGTGTAGGGAAGGCCGATGAAGAATGACTCGCTGGCTGTAAAGGTTTCTTTCAAAGTAATTGACGAAGAGGTGGTTGAGTCAATCGTCATCACCTCACCGTCAGTTGAAACAACTTGAACAATAGCCTGTTCAGCCGTGCTCAAGACGTAGTCTGAATCCAGAGTAATCGTAGTCCCAGGGGACCCTGGGGTCTTCTGAACGCGTCGGTCCAGAGACGTGACGTATGTAGACCCTGTGTCTACCTTGCCTGTCTGCAAGTCCATCTTCTCTAGATAGGTCTCCGAGCCTCGCTTGATTACCATGTAGAGAGACTGCTGCAAGAACCCGATCTCAAGGATGTTTGCTTCAGGAAAGACTAGACTAAACCAAGCTGATTGGACTCGACCCTGAGAAGTCCTAAAGAACTTGTATGCATACAGCGTTGACCCGGATGCTGCGCGGATAACCATGATGTCGTCATGGTTAGAAACCGTCATCGACTTGATCTGTCCTTCGATATACTTCGGAACCTGGATCGTAGACTCGGTGGCGTCAAAGTTGATGTCAGTCTCGTTAGTCTTGTAGAACTCCCGAACGCCGCTGAATGTTCCTCGGCTAAACGGGAAGAACAAAGTGTTGCCTGCCAGCGCAGGAGAACAGGTCCCTGACGAGTTAAACGTAGTAGCTCTAGTAACTGTGGCCGTTGTAGGGCTAAGAATCGGAACTCCCTGCACGATAAACTGCGCTCGCTCAGAGAACACGACGAGTCGGTCGCTGAAGGGCACAGCTCTGTTGAGCCTGTTTACGTCTGTTCCACCTACACCTACATCAATCGGAGCAGAGTCCAGTAGCTGAGTGACCGTAGTGCGGAAGAAGTTAAAGAACTCACCTGCCTCGCTCAGGGCAACGTCCTCGCCGCTGATGAAGCACAGTCGCCCCTTGAAGTAGGCCATGTCGTTAATCTTTGAATCGACAAACGACGGCAGTGGGTTAGTTAGGTTGGAACCAGTAGTCCGTTCATTAAACTTGAGTGTCGGCCAGAGGTCAGGAAGACCGTTATCGCCCCCGGAGCTTGGCGACGGTTCGGTTCCATCAGCTTTCTTGAGTAGGAAGTTGCCGTTAGCCAGTCGGACCAGGACCTGAGGCATAGTGTCTGGATCAATCGTAGTCTTGATCCCAGGCTCGGCTGTCTCTACCCAAATGCCGCTGCCCATGCCGACCGTAGACAGGTCGTTTGCTTCAAACTTAACAAAGTAATCGTCCACAGCAGACTCAGGCAAACCGGCTACTTTGATAACTTGACCGTTGTAAGCGTTACCAGGAAGATCGGCAAACTCTTGAGCTTCACCTTTGATAAGATTGTGAGCGTTGTCCCCCAGAGAGTCTTCTACCGTAATCTGGAAATCGCTGCTGCTGTGGATGTAGAGAACACTGCCAGACTGAATTGCTGTGATACCGCTAATCCCGTTCAAGCCGCCAGCCACTCCAGAGTATGTCGTGTCTTTTACGCTCGTTTCTAGGCTTCCTATTCGCAGCCCCGCAGCAACGTCTTGCGTCCTAGGACCAGTAGGGTCTGGAAAATCATTAGTGTTATCAGGAGTCGGGTCAAAAGTGTGTTCTACCTCAGCCGTGCTAGACCCGATCGTGACTGTAATCCTAAACCCAGGTCCGCTGTTCCTGATCCACAACAAAGCCGAGTGAGCGTGCGGATTTGCGGCAGCAGTATCTGACGTCATCGCAACGGTCTTGGACGTATTCAGCAACCACGTAATGTCACCCACAGTCATGGCTCTTAGGTTGTCTTGAGGAGCCGAGTCTGCGAGGTAAGTAGTAGAGCTAGCGTCGTCTACTGTGACTGTCTTGATAACGCCATCAGCAATGTCGTGAACGCGCAACGATCCGTCAGTCTTCACCGACAGGACATACTTCTCATTCTCATCTCTTTGAAGAAAGTGGATGAAAGAGCTTTCTAGGTCGAGAGACGCACCACCGGCTTGTTTTAGCTGGCCTACGTTCTGAGTAGGGGGCCTCTTGACCAGACCCCCGATGACCAGGGGCAGGGCGTTCTCTTGAGCTTCGCACTGGGTTTCGAGCCGTTGAGAAGCAGGCTGCTGAGAAACGCCACCATTAAGGTTGGGAAAGCTCGTAGAGATCAGGGGCATTAGATGATGTCCGAACGGTTAACGAGGGGCCTAGCTACGATGTTGAATGTGTCGTAGTTATCGAAAATAGAATAATCGCCGGTATCCATCTCGAACTCACGGAGAAGGGCACGGGCGCGGACTTCATCCTCCCTAGAGAAAGAGTGGTGTGCCTGAGAGCCAACCATGCGATCTTGGAAGATCCGAGCGGCACGCACCGTGATGTAGCGCCGCGCAGGTTCTGGGATGTCGTCCCAATTCAAGAGGTAGATCACCGTAGCCTTGACAGACTTAGTGAACGTAGAGGTATTGTTAGTTCGGTCAAATAGCTTGCCCCCTCGCTGAACAATGTCGCGATTATCAATCAGACCGTTTGTAGTGCCTGCCGTGTCCACACGGACGACGTTGTCATCCAGGATGATCTCGCTGCTAGAGTTAGGGCTTAACTCAACCTTAAGCTGAGTGTTGAAGTGCCAGCCGTGGGTTTGCACCTCACTGCTTACTTCATCTAGAATGTTCTTGGCGATGGCAGCATCAGCATTCTTCTGCCCTTCCAAGTTGTTGATTGGAGGCTCACCAACAGCCGACAGCATGGTGTTGACTGCTTGTAGTTCAGTTGTTCTTGCAATAGCCATTGATGTTCCTTGGTATGTGGGTGGGTGCCCCAGTTAGACCGGGGCACCCGTAGCTAGATTAGCCACCCTGGGCCGTCTTAAGAGTGTAGCAGCACTCTTCACGGAGGATGCCGTGACCCATCGCGTACTTCGCCATCATCATCGTGCCGAGGCGCTCCATGAAGTATTCCGACTCCATGGCGAGATCCATCAACTTGACGGTGCCGACACCTTCAGTCTGGAAGACGACGCCTTCCGTCCCGGTGAAGTCAGCAGAGTAACCCGCCGTGCCCGCCGAGTTGAACGGGTTGTTGTTGATCGCCGCATTGTCGAACAGCGACCCCGCGAGGTTAGTGTTCGGGACGTGGTTCGACTTCAGGATACTGATACCCGCGACCGAGACAATGTTGCCTTGGGCCAGCGAGCCGTTACCGTCGTTGCCAAAGTCACGGTTGATGACATCCTTATCCTCGTTGACGAGCTTGTAGTAGTTGGTCGGGTTCAGGACGCAGTAACGGCCCGCTTGGGCTACGTTCTTTTCGTCCATCAGTCGAGCAACCGTAAACAGGCCCTTAACGATGTTTGCGCCAGTAACAGCCACAGCCGTCGAAGTGCCGTCAAGGTCAAGAGTGACATTGTCAGCAACAAGCTCAGATCCGCTAGCAGCAGTCGCGTTCGCGGCTTGAGCCATCAAGACTTCCGCGCCCAGATACTTGTTGCCCGCAGACCAAGATCCACCCGATGCAGTGAAGCGATCCGCAGTAGCCCGCGCACCAGCAATGAACGTGTGCATGATGGCACGGTCAGCGTGGTAAGCCAACTGACGACCGATTTCAGTCGAGTAGATGCTCCGAACCTCGTAGTGGTTCTTCGCTTCATCGATGTCAGCCAGGAACGCCGAAGCCGTGAGCACACCGTCAATGCTGATCGTCCGCTCTGCGTGCTTAATACGCGACAGGTAGGCCGGATCAGTGTTGCCCGAATCGTATTCGTCACCGAACAACGACTCACCAGGAGTGTGGTACTTGGCTTCCGCGACGCCAGTGGTCGGAAATTGCGCTGTCTTACCACTGCTGATCGTCCGCACCCGGTGGAGCGGCATCATGATGTTGTTCTCTTCAAACGTAGTGAGAACTTCACCACTGAAGACCTTCAGGAACAGCGCGTCAACGTCACCAGTGAGGTTCGATTGACCAAGCCGTGAGACATTATTGTCAAGAGACATTCTAAGTAACTCCTATTAAGGATGTTTTGGGATTGGTTAAAAAGAAAAGGTTTTGATGGCCTAGTCTCGGTAACCAAGAGTTACTCAGTTATCCACCGCAGCGGGCCGAAGTTGTAGTTCCTCGACATCGCCATCGTCCAGTAGGCCCCGTGAGGGGCCAGTGGTTCATTAAGCAGGAGTGACCCGGTTCTTCATAGCAGCGCGAGCAACTCGCTCAGCAGCACCAGCAGCAGGGCCGCGCCAAATACGCACGCCAGCAACTGCAAGAGCCACTTCGATAGCAACTCGGCCAAGCTGATAATACCAGGGTTCTCCCGTATTAGTCGCCAAAGCCTGTCGTAGAGCTTCAGCTTGTTGAGCCGTAATAGTATCTTTGATTTCCATCTGCTCAATGACTTGCATAGCAAGCTCAACTTGGCCTGAATCAAAGACACCACAAGAACAAAACAGAAAGGGTAGAGTAATAAGTAGAAAGTACCGCATTATTTTTTCTTAATTGCTAGCCGCCTACGTCGCCTGCCGCCTGCTGTTACAGAGTAGCCAGAGTATCTCTTAGAGCTAGTCTTCTTACTTGCGGCACTGCGCTTTTCGGACTTGCTCATGCGATCTGCTACAGCCTTGGGTCGGCATGCGGGATAGGGACGGCTTGAGTCCTTAGCAGACTTGCGACCACAGGCTTTGCCCGTTTTAATGTCTCGCCAGTCTTCCTTGAACCACTTACGCAAACCGCCCTTGTAAGCCATTACTTTCCTGCCTTCTTCATAGCTACTTTGTGAGCAGCGGAAAAGCTAGAGCCCTTGATCATAAGCCGCTCCATCATCTTCATGTGCTTAGGACTGTGATGCTTGGAGTGCTTCTTCATCGTCTGCTGTTGACGGGGAGTTAGTTTGTTTTGTTTCTTTTTCATCGCCAGCCTCCACCCATAGCCTTGTAACGCTTAGCCGCATACCCATTAGCGTAGGCAGACGGGTATACCTTAAACTTGCGCTTTGCCTCAGCCTTTGCCTTTGCCCATAGAGCAGGTTTAGTTGGAGTAGGCTTCTTTTTGCCTACCTTGAGACTAGAGCGTTTCTTAGCCATTAGAGAATATTAGATACAGAAAGTCGGGTTTCGATCTGCTTACGGTAAGCAGGATCCTTGTTGTAACGCGGGTCCTTCATCGCAGCAGTAAGTTCGGCTAGCGAGTTGAACCCTCCAGATGCACCCGAAGGTGAAGTGCTTCCCTGAACAAGCGGCTGAGCACCGCCTCCTTGAGACCCGTAGCGCATAGCAAGACCACGGATGGCGAACATCATGTCGTCATCAGTGCCTTCCATAATGGCTCGGTTAAATGCGTTTTGCTCGCCTTCGGGCAAGTTATCGCCCGCCCATTCAATCATGTCGTTGTAGGCGTCTTCGCCTCCTACTTCGCTGTAGATTGAATTAAACTGAGCGTCTAGTAGAGCTTGTTGACCGGCGATGTAACCGTCGATCATTTCTCGCGGAATGCCCTGAGCTTCGATAGCCTCAATCGAGTCATCGCTGAGGTCTCCGTTCTCGGCAAACTCGTCACTGTATCGCGTAAAGTCAAAGCCCTGGCTTTCTGAAGGCTGCTCAGAGTCTCCCTCATTCTCGTCCACCTGCCTCTGCCGAGTGTAGCTGGACTGGAGTTCCGAATACGCCTTCGCCAGTTCTTCTGGGGAACTAAACTTATCGGGGAGCCATTCAGGGCGCTCCTCTTCTTGATACTCCTCAGCTTCTTGTGGCTGCTCTTGCTGTTCAATTTTTTGAGTGTCCTCGTCAGAGTAGGGTCCTGACTCGTCCCTAACAATTTCTACTTTTTGATAGTCTGCCATTACTCAACCTATTCCTCTGGTGGTTGCTCCTGCATCATCTGTCCTGCCATTTGCATGGCCTGTGGTCCCATTTGTTGCATCGCGGCTTGTTGCTGGGCTTGCTGCTCCATCATCTGAAGCTCTTCTTCAGACCGCACCAAGTTGTTCGTGTCGATGCCAAGAGCCGAAGCTCTCCTGTTCATGTATTCACGGATATTGACGTATTTGCTAATAGCTTCTGGGCCGAGGACTTGAGCAATTCCGGTAAGGTAAACGTCGAGTCTATTTAGGTCATTTCCTCGACCCAGTGCTTCGATTCCAGTAACGATTGCCGGGGTGATTTTGTCGCGTGGGATTTTAGGCATATCGCCCTTTTTCTCCATGCGATCCATGACCCGGTTTACGAGCGGAAGTTGGAACTCCTGACTCAGAACGGAGTAGATTCCTCCAAGCTGTCGCTCGATTGATTGGGTGACGAGTCGGACTTCCTCGGCGGTGACACGCTCTGCGTTTCGGATTGTGGACTCTGTAAGTAAGAATGCGTATGCAAGCCGATCTTGGATCTGCTGCATCGTGCTAAGAGCCACCTGGAAGTCAGCCGCTTTCTGAGTCTGAAGAACGCTGACGTCTGCCGCGCTGCCCTCTCTAATTGCACCATTCGGAGACTCCGCCAGGGTTCGTGCCCTAGTAGTTCCATTCGGATTGACGAGAAACAAAACCTTGGCCGACGCTGCGGCCCCTTCTACGATGGACCTTGTCAATCCTTCAAGGCTCTGCAAGTCCCCGTAGTATTGCTCTACGTATCCGCGTCCGTAATCTTCCCCGTCTACCCTGAGCATTCTCAGAGCAATGAAAGGAGATCGAGAAGCGGTAAAGGTCTTTCGTGTTTCGCTGATTACGTGGCCGCGCACTTCTTGGACCACTTCAACTCGACCGTTTGGCAAGGCTTCTTGCTTAGTAAACAAGTCTACTGTCTTCTCGTAATCCGCCATGTCAGACTGGACTACGGAGCGGACGCTGTCAGGGAGCATCTCGGGAGCCACCGTCTCCTTCATGATGATGCACCGTGCATTGCCCATGGGGTCACGCTTGACGATATACCGATCAAGGTGGATAACCCGCATAGCGCCGTCGTCAGGCATGTAGAGAAGGGCGTTGCCCGTCACGACGATATGCCGCAGGGCCTCGAAGGTCGCTACACGGATATTGTTGACCTCAATTTCGCGGGCAACAGCATGCTCAATTTTAGACAGAGACTTCTCAATCTCTGTAACGACTTGAGGCCCAAGCTGCTCCAGCTTATCCTTCTCCTCTTCTTTCAATACGAGGCGAAAGAAAGGGGCGTTAGGGGGGAGGAGAGACAGGAGGAGGGCAGAACTCAGGTTGTTGACCCCCCTAGCGCCCACTGACTGGTAAGGAGTCGGATACTTGCTCGCTGACTGGCTTCCCTCATCAGTTAAGATGGTAGGAATAGTGATGCGAGAACTGTCTCGGCCCCTTGTTAGGTAAGGAGATCTCTGCGCTTCGCACTTTTGATACAGTGCGGCTACTTCTCCTGTGTTCATTAGTAGCTAACCCCCGCTCCACTAGAAGCGGACATACCACTTAGCGGAATCGTAAACCGACGCTTGCCCGAGACGCCCCCCATCGACTTCCGACGCTGGCGGGCTTTTGTGGTGGCTTTAGCCTGCTTCTTTTCTTGAGGAGCAGAAGGAGGCAGCATGGGGGGAGGAGTTAGGACGACAGGCGGCGGAGGAGGGGGAGGCGCTACTGGAGTGGGCGCCGCAGGTGGCGCTGAAATCCTAGGTCCACGTCCCATGCACATAACAGTCTCCCGCCCTAACTCAGGGCATTCTCATTTTGTTCAGTAAAAAGATGATTCAAAAAGCGGACTACCGCCCTCTGTCCCGACACAAACCAGATTTGCTTGTGATCCCATTCTAGATCGGCACAGGCTTCTGGAAATCGCCGGTTTAGTTCTCTAAGTAAATCCTCAGGAATGCGAGGAAATGGAATTTCTTTGCCGTCGTTTTTGGTCATTCCGTATAGTCACCCGTTTTCTCAGTGTTATAAGCGTAAAGCAAAATGCTGTAATTAATTAGGTCAGTAACGGTATCCTTCAAAGCTTCGTCTGCAACTTCAAACCTTCCGTTCTTTGCAAAAGTAATTAACCTAGACATCTTGTCTGTCATTCTGACTAGAAATCCAGTTGTTGTATCGGTGATTCCCAGGCTTTCTACCCTTGTGAAGTTTAGGAATGCCTGGTTGTCGTCCTTACCTCCGCTGTAATCGTGGTTTTTTCTCTTCATCAAACTCCACGCGTGTGAGCACAGAGTATCGTGGATCGAAAGTAGTTGGTCTCTATTCATCAGGACTCCAAAGTTTAACTGTCTCAGTCATAAGATCATACTCACCGTATCGAAGAATTCTAGCTACCCTAGCTTGCAGAAGGGCGTCGTCACTCGAAAGAGATTTGGATTCGTAAATCTTCACGACCCCCTGCCAGTTGGGACATTCTTTCAGCATGCGCTCTGCACGAACTGGACCGATGCCCGGACAACCGCTGTATCCATCCACAGGGTCGCCAGCGACTGACTGCATCAAGTGATTGAAGTCCGCTTGCTCGCGACTGACCTCGACTACGCCGTCCTCTGGGTGATTAGGATTAAAGTGAAAACCAGGAACTGTTTTAAGGTCTTTGTCAATAGTTACTACAATGTCCTCAGTTTTCTTTTTGGGGTCAGTGGCGTGAATCCCAAGAACGTCGTCAGCCTCCAGGGTCGGCATACAAGAAACTTTGTAAGTCTGCTCAACATACCGCCTAAGGGCAGGATATGTAAGAGGCTTGCGCTTTCCTTTACGGTTAGCCTTGTATGTCTCTAAAACGCTTTTACGCCAGTTCTGTTTATCGGACAAAGCAACCAAGACTTGATCAGTCTTTAGCACCTTGTTCATGTCGGCCACCCAGCAGTCAAACTTTTGACGGGCTTCTCGGAAGTCGCTGTGTAGAGTCCACATGTCGTCTCCCCAGTCATGGGCTTGCTCGCATGAAGCCGTGACTTCGTATAGAACTACGTCCCCATCAATCAATGCTCTCTTCTTCATCTGGATACCCTCCTCCTTTCATAGCCGTACGAGCAACCTCTACCAGTCCTACGCACGCATGGTATGAGCCGCAGTAAGAAATCGTAATGTCCTCGTTCTTTTGTGTCTTTTGGGCCGCTCCCAGAAAGATCATTTCATCGAAACGTTCCTGAAGCTCTTTGATCATGTCTTCAGTTGCCGTAAATCGTAAATCGCTCATACTACCCTCTTCAGTGTTTTAAGTCTTCGACTTATTGACTCCCTCATGGCCGAATTACTCGGAAAATTATAGAAGGAAACAGCAAGCTGGGCCTGCCTCTTCTTTTCAACCATATACGGTATGATTTTAATGAGGCAAAGCCTTGCGTTTTGTCCATATAAATTCCACCTAAATACAGGTCTGCCCATTTTAGTTCTACGGGATTCTACTGAGCAGTTTCCCCCCAGAACTTTAAATAGAGTTTCGATTGTTATACGGGAGGTAGACTGCACATCGAGTTTTAACGTTCCTCCATGTATACCAATGCAGCCTTCCCCGTCTACTAGACCCCCAGACCAAGCTAGATCAGTGAGTTTCTGCCCAATTAGAGCCAGTTCGATACTCTCCATCGAGGGGGCATCTAAACCCAAGAACGGTTCCAGCTTGTATGATGGAGTTGACTGCAAGTTTACCGACGTCATCCGCTAAGTCCTCTCGAACCTGTAGCTGTATCTCATCGTGGATGTGAGCAACCTGCATCACTTCCTTAAGAGTATAGCCACGTTTTCTTAGTTGATGGTGAAGTATGCATGTCGCCTCCTTCATAGCGATGGCCCCCGCAGACTGGAGGAGCGTGTTCAACGCTGAGTGCTCTGAACGGATGCGAAGCTTACGACCATCAATACCAATCAAGTGGTCGCTAGTCTGTAGCTTATACTTAATACCGTCAAGAACTTTCTTTAGTGCGGGCATCCTGCTGAAGAAGGTCGCCTTCATTTGGCTCCCCTCTTCTTGGCCCCCACCTAGAATCTTACCGATCTTCGCGTCGCCCGCGCCGTAACAGAGAGCATATATAAACGTTTTCGCCTGATCGCGGGTCGGCAAACCCGCAGCTTCCTGGTTGGTAGTGTGGATATCCCCGTCTAGGATCTCCTTAGTGTATGTCCCTCCGTCAAACTGGTGAGTGTAGTGCGCTAAGCAGCGTAGCTCCAACTGGCTGGCGTCCACACCAACCAGACGGTATCCTCGGGGAACCGTAAACAGGGCTCGGCACCTGTCGCCCCACGGAGCGCCTACACGGGGCACCTGGGCGACGTTCGGACCACTATGGGTGCATCGACTTGTCACTGCCCCGCAGGGGTTGACACGGCCATGCAGGCGTCCGTCCTTCTCTAGGAGGATCCACGCCGCGCCACCGTCAGCCACCTGACCAAGGCGCTTTACTACCGTGAGATACTCGACCAGTAACTTGGCCTCAGGGTAGTCGAGTTCTTTGAGGACAGCCTCATCAACCTTTGGTTTGCCTGTATCTGTGAAGACTACCGGATCCCAACCGTGCCGGTCTTTGAGTCCTTTAGCGATCTGATCTCTAGAACCTGGGTTGAACGGTATATGCTTTTCTTTAGCAGGACCGGCAATCAGTGCAATCCGAGCAGATGCAGGAGCGTCCTTCTTTCTCTCAAAACGCTGACCTGTTAGCGGGTTGGTGTAGTAAGCAGGAGTCTTCATCTTGACTACTTCAGGAGGGAACAACGACTCTAGCTCACGTTTCAGCCTGTCCCGCTCGATCAACAAGTCAGCGTGCAGTCGATTAGCGGCGTCTACGTTGAAAGCGAACCCGTTTCTCTCTTGTTGAGAGATGATTTCCGCGAAGTCGTGCTCCCGAACTACAGGGGAGACGGGAGGATCCTCCTTGTCGATCCTCTGCCACAGCGCCTGTGTGACCCTCACGTCCTGCTTACAATACTCCGCCATCTCTGGAGTGAACTCATCCCAAGAACCCTCCTCGGCAAAGTCACCCTTCAGTATCCCAAGTCGAATACCCCACGCTTTGAGACTGTGCTTGCCTGCTAGCTTAGACGGGAAGTCTGGAATACGGGCATAGTCTTCGTTGCCGATGTCGGGCCACAGCATTCTAGCCAAAACCAGAGTATCTCTAACCAGTCCCTCAGGGCTCCACGACGGATACAGTCGTCGGATCGCACGTAAGTCAAAGCTCTGGATGTTGTGTCCGACGATTACGTCAGCTAGACGAAGTCTCTCTAGCGCCTCCTCTGTAGGAAGAATCTCAGGGTCACCGCCGTTCTCCGCAATAGCAATGCAGTGAATAGTCTTAAGCCCAAGCAGGGACCGGAAGTCTGAGATCGTGTTTGTCTCAATGTCAAAGACGATCGTGTTCATCAGTTGGACCTCCCAGGAGCATCTACAGTCTCGGGAGCAATCCACTCAGAAAGACGTCCAGTTTGAGTCTCGTAGTCCAGCGTAGTTGCTATGCCTGTATGCCCTGAATACCTGTTCTTAAGAACACGCATGGACATGAGGTTGCTAGTGCTGTCGTCTTGTTGGTTTCTTTCGCAGCCAATAACAGCGTCAGACAACTGAGCGATAGCATGGCTTCCCCGAAGCTGGGACAGGCTGGTTGTTCCGCCTTCCTCGTGTGATCTTCCCTCCGGCCTGCGGAGGTGAGAAACCAGGATCAGGTGAATGCCAGTCTCCTCACACAGAGACCTGAGCTTCGTCATGACGTTGTCAATCATACGTCGCTCATCACCGTCCTCCAAGGCGCTGACCACAATGCTGAGGTGATCCAACACAACGTAGCGACACTCCATAGCCCTAGCCATGTAGCGAACTCTGCTGAGTAGATTGGACGGATCGATTGATCCCCAGTGATCGTATAAAACAAGATTGCCGCCGCCTACTGTGGCGTCGAACGCCATCCTCTTAGACTCGTCCGTAATCTCTCGCTCTTCCCAGAAGTGTGGAGGCACGTTAAGCTCCAGACCCATGATGTTCTCAGAGGTCTTACGGATACTCTCTTCTAGGGCAATATAGCCAACCTTCTCACCTTGCTTGATGAGGTAGTAAGCAAGCTCTCTAGTAATGCTGCTCTTACCGATGCCTGTGCCTGCTGTGAGGGTGACAAGCTCACCGCTACGCATGCCAAACAGCTTCTTGTTGAGGCCGTCCCACGGATACGGGATTGATCGACGAGCATCCTTCTTGATGATCATCTCCCATACTTCTTCGCCAGGAACTACACCGTCTGGTCTGTAGCTCTTGGCTCCGTAGATGGCATCTACAAGCTCCCTGACCTCACCATTTAGGATGCACTCATTAGCGTCCTTTCTAGGTAGATTAGCAACAATCTTGACCTTGCCTGGGCTTAGCTGCTGTGCGGCCTCCAGCGCCGCTGCCCGCCCCTGGGCGTCCTGGTCGAAGCAGAGAATGACGCTCTCGAATGACTCCAGCCACTCAAGGTTTCTGGCGATAATCTTCGACGCAGACTTGGCTCCATTCGGGATGGAGACTACAGGCCACTTCAGATTGAAGCACTGGGACAGGCTGAGCGCGTCAATCTCACCCTCAGTAATCGTCACCATCTTGCCGCCGTCACGCCACAGATGCGACCCATACAAGCCCGCCTTATCCGGCTTGCCTACCCATCTAAAAGTCTTGTCCTGAAACCGCAGCTTTTGAGCTACTACAGTCCCCTGCTCATTGCAGTAGTTAGCAACCTGAACGGGCCTCCCGTTGTACGTACTAACGCCATACTTCCATTTCTTACATGTCTCTTCGTCCAGACCCCTCTTGGGTAGACCAGAGACATCGTACTCAATCAAGTCAGTCACTTCTTTCTCCTTCTTGATGTAGGGTGTGTCTTCACCCCGTTCGTAGTATTCACATCCAAAGCAATAGCCGTGGCCGTCAGAGTAGCGAGCTAAGTTATCTTTGCTCCCACATTTCGGGCAGGGCTCGTGTCTGAGAAACTCCATATACCTCTAAATAGATACAGGGAGAATCGGCAAACTCTTTCTGCATACGAGCGCCCAATAGCTGATCGTCGTCTTTCCATACAACGCCGTTGAACACATCGAGTGTCTTAAAGTAGTTGTCGATGTCCCCCCTCGGACTTGTCCTCTTACTTGTCTTAGGCTTTACTACGCCAAACACAACGTAAGCCTCAAGATCGCCACTCAGAGGGAACTCGACCGGCAGTTCCGTCTGATCCAGTAACACTGCCATTTGATTACGGAACGCAGTGTATCGCTTGCCATAGTAAGGCCCGCCCCACCTCGAAAACCTGGGTCTTGAGGCGGGGACGGGAACTATATCAATCCACAGCCGCCAGAGGTTGCCCTCTCGACGGATGCGAATCTCAGAAGTCGAAGGGACCGTCTCCCTCTTCGATTTCCTCTTGGACTTCCTTTTGATCGCCACTAGTAGTAAAGCCTTCCTCCTTAGAGAACGACCAAGAGTCGAAACTGTCTCCCCCTGATACGCTCGACAACTCAATGACCTGAACAGCCTTCAACCGCAGCGTTACCCCAGTGCCTGCCATTGCAGTGCTGTAAGGAACAACCTCAGCCCCGACCTTGATCTTGGATCCATTGCCAATCAGATCACTGCACGGCTGTCCCTGACTGTCGAACAGGGCTGGACGCTGCTCCCATCGCTCGCCACGCGACTGTCCTACAGCACGCAGCTTGAACTTGATCTGGTAGTCTCCCGTAGGCTTGCCGTCCTTGTCGGTATCCTCCTTGATCGGCATGGGAGCCTTCTTGTTAGACTTGCTCTCCCCGCTGGACACAAACTCCTCCAAGACAGCAGACAGCTTAGTCTTGATGTTCTGCGTGTCTTCCTTGTTGAGGATCAGCTTCACGCTGTAGCTACCATCCTTGTCAAACTTGGTATCGGGCTCGTTGAGGTGCGGCCACAGGGCCGTGCCAACGGGAGTCGTAAAACGAACATAACGCTTCTTCATAACTGTCTCTCTAGTTGAAGTAGTACTTACTACTTAGGACTTCTGAAATATTGAGCCGCCCACGGTTGGGCAGGCTCGGCAACGATACACCGGAGGGTAATTGAATTTCAAGCTGCTGAGCCAGATTCTGTAGCTGGTCCTTCTCACCGAAGATATCAACAGTTGCTTCTCTTACACTACGGTGCATCAACTCGGCCTGAGTCGAAAGAACACTGATCGAATCATGAACCGTCATGACTGACTGTATGCCTTCACTCTGAGCGAGATTCATTGTATGCCCTAACAGACCCCCAATACCGTCGAGGCTGTGGATCCAGTTAGGGCAGATGGCGTTGATTGTTTTGCGGCTGTTCGTTTGCCCGTTAGGTATACGCAAACGATGCTGCCTGAGAACACCCCCAACCATAGTCTTAATCGTGTATGGATTAGTGTTCTCGTAATGCATCTTTACTAAGAAACCTAGAGGAGTTACCCATCTTGGTATGATGTCGTTCTTAACGAACAGCGATGCGGCAGATCGCAGCCAGTCCATCCCCACTTGAGCAGACTGGACTACTTCACCAATGCTAGACCAGATTGCCTCTGCCAAGTAGTTGCATGGTCTATATGTCTCTTCTCCAAACGGGTTGTCCTTACCTGACTTGACCTGATCGTAAAACCATTCAGCAGTATAAGTCCTACAAGAGAAGAACGTAGACCCATAGCAAAGAGTCATTGTCTGTCTCTTCGTAGTTTTCCTGTCAATACCAAACTCTAGCCATTTAGACCCGTATGGGTTGTCGTCCTCGAACAGTTTCTGTCGTACACGGTCGGCAACCTGTTGATAAACATCTTCAGGAACTGCACTGGGAGTCACGTTAGTAGCCAGTGCGGCTATGGGGTCTCGCAAGATCATCGAGTAGATCTGAAGTCCCTGATTGGTTGCATCCATACTGACCGGAAGCGTTGTTCGGAAACTACGCCCCTGATCATGCATTCGGGCAACCTCCATGCACCCCCGCGCAAAAGACCAAGGCTCATCAGCGTCTGTCCAAGTCATATCCGACAAAGGATCAGTCCCGACACGCCTGATGAGGTCAATATTGTCTTCTGACCACTTGATGCGCTCGTTGTAGGATTTCTTGTCTAGTCCCCAACGAGCAGCGACATGTGCATACAGCCATTTCTGCCCGCTTTCTGTAATCTGCTGGCTTTCGTTAAAGCTAAGCAAACTCTTTGCCCATTCCGGGCCTTGAGGCTGGAGAAAGTAGGGGATCGGGTATACCCGACCACGGAAATCCAGAGAGACGGGGAAGTAGATTGTTTCTGACTTGAACTTTTCAGCCAAGTTCAGTGTCTTCATTACTTGAAGCCGCTTTGACTTGAGTCTTTCGTTGTCAAAGTGCGTCCGCGCTGCTGACTTACGCCACTGACGCCTAACCTCCTCATCTTCCTTGATGTTTGGAGGCTTTGGAGGCATGGGTTCGTCCTCAAGAGGAGGCAAACCACCAACAGGCAGGCTTCGGTCCCAACAATGCTGCAAAAGACCGGCTAACTGTGAGTCTACACGGTAACCAGTGCCCTGAATAATGTTCAGCGCATTGTAGACAAACGGCATATCCAAATCTGCCATTTCTTCTAAATACTTCTTGTCAAACGTCTTAACAAGAGGGCGCCTGCGGAAAGACTCAGAAGGGTAACCGCCGATGTATGGATTGTCCCAAGCCATGGGCGTCACAACTGTAGGAAGCCATACAGGGCTTAATTCTTCATTGTATTCGTGGGCACTGGCGATCCACTTGTTTAGCTCCTCTGTAGGACGCAGGCTTGTGTAGCTCTTACCCTTTACATCTCTTCTGGTGTATAACTCAACGACACCAGTAGACTGACGCATTAGCTCGATACAAGTAAGACCTACAGATGCTGCCGCTTTGCGATCCCAGGAGGGCAGCACGACATCATGGAACTTTACTGTCTTGTTGATGAATTTGGACTTAGTCTTCTGGGATTTGAATCTGTCCAAGGTTCTGTGGATCTGCTGCCACAGCGCAGGGTGTTCTTCTTTTAGTTTCCTGAAGCGTATCTCGTCTTCAAGAAGACGGCCCACAGTGACGCTCAGAGATGCTACTTTTCTCTCAATACTAATACCATCTAAGACGGCCTTAGCCACTAAAGCTGCCGTTACTTTAGTAGGAAGTAGTACTAAGTACTGGTAGGCTTTGTGCCTTTTACCCGGACTGTTCTCAGCTTTCTTTAGCCAGTCCTGTATCGCTAAGTCTAGCTCGGTTATTGACTCCGATAAGAGATACTGACCTACGGTAGTAGTAGACTCTAGCGTGTTCTCTCTGGATCTCTTTATCTTATGGTTATACCTTTGCTTTCCAAGGCTAACCATTTCGGAATCTAGTTTGCGTTGCTTGTCGTTCACCTGAGTCTCCAAAAAAGACTCCCACGACTGTACAGGTAGAAGAAGAAGTAAGAAGAACCTGTACAGCCGCAGGAATCAAGTGATGACTAGAAGTCCGCAGCGGATCCTACCGAAGACTGATCCTCGGAATTGCTGCCATGTCCGCTCAACCCGTCAAACCTACGGTCCATGATATCACTGAGAGCCGTAAACCGCGAGCCTTGAGTCATGATATTACGGCCCCGATCGTTACTTGTGAAAGCATTTAGTAGGGACCAAGCGTTACGGTCCTTGAACTCGGGGTGTTCAGGGTGCTCCCAGTGCTTCAAGACCTTCATGGTCTGAGCAGCACCGATTACACCGGACTTGGCTGACTCCAGGATGACCCAGCGTGCGTCTGTATCTTCGCATCCGGTCTGCTTGAACCTGGAGATTCGCTGAGACTCCTTCTCTGCCTGGGTGAAGAGCCCACGGACCGCTGAGTCAACCAGACTGTAGATCATCTCAAAGTGATCATCGAAGTCTCTGTTGATACCAACTGTGTGTTTGCGCTTGAATGCGTGCGAGGCACCCATCATCTGCCCATTTGAACACACTGCAACGCGATTGCCTAAGCCTAGTTGAACAGACTTAGACATGTCGTAGCTGTTTACTGCGCCCACTTCCCATGACATTCCTTCAATGGAAGGCAGTTCAGGGTGCGCGATGCCGTACAAGCTGAGGAACCTACCATGCTCAGGCAAGTCCTTGATCTTACCGTTATCCCTGGAGGGGGCTCGGTAGTGGATCGGATCACTGTTCGTAAATCCGTGTCGTGTAAGAGCCTGCTCGATCATCTCCACATACTGATGCTGTGGGAATGGTCGCCAAGTCTGTGGTCCCTGCACGGGGACGGGCGTGCGCTTGATCGTCTGAATATCAACGATCTCACCCCAGTTGCCGGGGTCAAACGGAGTCGGTGCTACTGGCTGTAGTGACATTTGGATTCTCCAAGTTAGAGGTAAATGCGCGTGATCTAGGAGGGTATACGCGCCCCACCCTCAAGACTAACCCTGGTTGATCACGTAGACGACGGCACTGCGGTCGGGAAGAGTTCGACGAACGATCTTGAGCGTCGAGTGCTTCTTTCCGACGTAACGGCACCCACCGACGAACGACCTAGCGTTCTCGTTGAGGTCGTCGCCTTGGAAGTGGACCTCGGTGTGGTGGCCGGGGCCAGCCTCCAGGATGTCAGTAGCGGCCTGACGTCCCTTGGCGAACTGTTCGTTGGTGAACGTGATCTGAGGAATTCCCTTCTTGATATCAGTCATAACTTTCTCCTGCCCCTTCGGGGCTCTCTTCGTAAAACAAGTGACAGTCGTCACACAAGAATCCTACTCCTTCTACAAGCGTAAGCACTCTGGTAGGACAGCAGCAGTGCTCACAATGTGACATTGTTCAAGATCTGACGGTGCAACTGTTCAGCCTTGGACTCATACAACTTTACCAGAGGATGAGGTAGATTCAAGGCTTGTCTGTTCAGATACATGACGGAGGTATGGTCCCTGCCATCCATCAGATGAGCGATGCCTGTATAGGCCATGTTGGACCGCTCATACAGGAGATGGGCCAGAACTTTACGCGCCATCATCAAGTGAAGTGAACGGCCCCTGCCCATGACGGAGTCCCTGGGTATGCCGGATACTTGAACGACGGCTTCGATAACCGCCTCTGGATTCAACCAATTCTGTTCGGTCATTTTCTTCTCATTGCTTTGGTGGAGGCACTGCCCCCGTGGATGGGATACAGGATCGTATCCACAGACTTGGACCAGCAGGATCTACAAGACCCGCACTTGCCCCCTCGACTGTAGGCTTCGCACAATACAGAGCCTTTCCTCAGCTTCTTAGGGGTGTTTGACACAATCACAGACGAGTGCTCCGCTTCGCGTCCAAACGCCTTGTGGTCATCGATATTGTCTGCACTCCATCTGACGACAACATTGTCCAGGCAGGCCAACGCACCCAATACCTTCTCCATCTTAGGTATCTTGTATGACCTTGTTGGAATCCAATGCTGCGTCTCTGGGGTGCTGATGCAGACGGCGAGGATCTTCTGAGCCAGCTTGACGCTGTAAATGTCGCCACTGTCGAACCATCGGAAGAACTTCTCGCCCTTGATGATCTCGACCATGTCCGACACCCAGCCAGATCGCTGCCAATCAGATCGATTGTGCTCCCGTGCTTCACGCACATTACGGAACAGGTATCTGCCCTGGAGGGCGTAGCACTTGCTACACGCCTCCGTGGGGCTTCCGTCTGGCTGGCGGGCACCTGGACAAGTGAACCAAGCAGGCAGCGACCACGATGGGCACGGCATCTTGCTTGCCTTAGATATCTTGACACTCACTACTTCTCCTTACCGGGGGATCCCCCGGATTTCTTTTCCATACGCCTGCGTTTAGCGAGCGCATTCTTCAGCAATCTCTTTAGATTGTTTATGGTTGGTCTGTATGAGGGGACTCCCCCCATCTGGACTGTAAGGTCACCGTTTGTCACATACAGGACATACTGCAACCCGTCGTGATCTGCGTCCCACACACGGATGCAGGGTTCTCCGTAAATGCTGTATACCTCCAGTAGGTTTGTTACAGCATCTTCTACGGATGTATAGAACCTGCGCCTGCTGTGGCTACGCTCATACAGATCGTCGAAGTCAAACACCTCCCAAAGGATCATATGTTGCCCTCCACGAAGTTGTAGTAGAACCGTGGGTAGGCAGGCACCCAGGTCATCGTGCCGGTGACGCCGTCAGACTTGCGCTTGACCGCCACGAAGGGCGCCAAGAAACCTACCACTTCGTAGTCACGCTGTAGCTCTACGGTATCCCATACAGGACCGTTGTCAGCGCGGGCGATGGCACGCAGCTTCGCAGCCTCGTACTCCTTGTTCTCTTCTTCAGTCATTCTTCTTCTCCTGTTGTAAAAGAGCCAGCGCACGGTCGCACCAGTATATCATCACATCCAGCTCCCAGTCCTTGTGTGTCATTGCGCCCTCTAACCTGGGCACACGCAAGGCGTCGCACACGTTGGCGCGTATCTCTTGAAGCTGTGTAGGCTTCTCGGGAAACTTAGGCTTGTTCATTCTTCTTCCTCCAGAACTTCCAGTTGATGGACTTGAGCCACCGCCAACAGCGACGGTGTAGGGGCTCGAACCTGTATCTGTTGTCGATCAGCCACGCCAGCATCTGCGCTTCCGCCATGCTCCTGACTATGTGCTCGGCTGTATTCCGATACTCGGAGACAATCACATGGAAGTTCTTGTCCAGCCAGTTGGCGATTGCCTCATCGAACTTGTCGTCCAAGTCGAGATGCGAGACCACATCGTCGAGGTCGATCTCGCCAGCGATATCACTAGCGCATATCTGGTCCTGCACAGCGGAGCGTAGCTCGACCTCGATGTAGTCGGTGAGCGCCCGAGATATGCGTGTTTCTAGATCAGCCATTGATCATCTCCTTGAGTTCAGCCTTGACGCGACGCGCATCTGCACCCCGCCAAGTAGTGGCATTGCACAGGAATCGGAGAACGATCTCCTCCCCTGAGTCCATGCCGTAATCGTCCTTGATGGACCGCATGCGGCTCATAGCCTTGAGATACGGCAGGGCTGCGAAGTTGACCTTCTCACCCCACGACTGCGCGATCTCATGAGCGATTGTGCTTAGATTTCTCATACTCTTTCTTCTCCTTGATGTAGGCACTGATTGCCTCTTCGGTCTTCTTGTTGAACAACTTGGCTAGCTCGTTCTGACGAATCCTAGCCATCGTGACTCGAATCAACTCCTGCAAAGCGGAGTCCTCCTTTGTCCACAGGCCCACGTCTGCGATGACATCGGCCATGACTTGCGTGATCCCGACCGCCACCTCAGTCGGACAGTAGGGTCCGATGCACTGGGTGAAGGCGAGAACAGATCGCATGCGTATAGTCGGATCAGGGTCGCTGACTGTCTTCAAGTGGACAGCCGCCTGATCCAACGCCTTCTCGTAGGGCTCAAGCATCACTGTCCCCCTTGACGATCTTCCGCATGGACTTGATCGCCTTCTCCAGCTTTTCCTGCAAAGCCATGATGTCGCGATACTGCTGCTGGATCTCAAACTTGTTGTAAAGCTCGAAGTCCACAGCCATGAGTAGCTCGCAGATCGGGTAAATCGACCGGCTCATGCCCCAAGCGGAAGCCTCCGCCACACGCAGGAAACGGTCCTTGTCATGCTTACTCAACTCTTCCATCTTCTTGCTCCTTCTCGATCTTTGCTTGGTGATCTTCAACGATAAGACGCAACTGCCTGCAACGAGCACGCAGCCACGAGCCAACCAACAACTCGGGCTCAGGCCACAACTTGATGGCCGAGATCAGCATCGGCAGGGCGCTGGCAGGCACGTAGCCGATGACCTGCTCACCTTCGGGGGATTCCCCGGAAAGGTCCACGAACTCACCGTTCGGGTAGAACACGGCCAACTCGAAGTCCGGGGACTCAAGCCGCTGGCCCAGCTTGTCCACATCTCCGAGCTTCCATCTCGTGTTCCGATTGCTGCAATAGTTGCCCCAGCCGAAAGCTAGCGACAGAGTGTAGCCATTCATCACCGTGTATTGGAAACCACGGGAATGAACGGACACAGCAGCGTTGCTGTGCTTGGTAGTCATACCCCTTCCTCCTCGCACCACGCACGCAACACGAACAGGAACGGCCTGATCGTCGCACCGCGAATCCTGCGCTCCTCGGAGGTCGGCTCGACCATGTTCCCGTCCTCGCCCTCAGCGCCGTAGCAACAGGCATCTCGCCAGTCGTCCGCCACCCGAGCGGTGATGCCCGAGCGGTTCTCGTCCATGAGGCACGATGCGATATACATCAGGTAGTCACCGATGCAATCGCAGTCAGCCTCCTGTTCAACTCTCGCTAGGTGGTAGTCGATCTGCTCGACTTGATCCACCAGCGGAAGCTCCAGGTTTGCTTCTACTACTTTCATCTTCTTCTCCATTCCGGGGAATCCCCCGGATTCTGTATGGAATGAACGAGACGCTGACCAACGGCCAGCGCCAACCAAAGGAGAATCTCCAACGGCTTCGCCTATTGTCCCACAAAGTATCCCCACTGTCAACCGTAATTCCACAACTTTTTCATGGACACCTGCGGCCAACTGATCCGGGGAATCCCCCGGACTGCACTGACCCCACGGACTCTACGCTATCACGAAAGAGGGGCTGCGCCCCCCTCTCGACGCCCCCCGCATCCTGCGGTCTCGCTTCGCGAGCCGTGGCTCCCTTC